CTTTAAGAACTTCCCTCAGTGGCTCATTGCGTCCCAGCACGCGCGAATGCTTATACGAGATTAAGCGGGTAGTGTGAGTTCCTTGGGGCAGTGGGCCAAATATGCGGCTCTTATAGCCACCTTGAATTTCTCGGCACCGTCCTCACCATATGTTCCTATCAATTCGGCTGGTAAGTCATTTGATAAGAACGAGGCCGGTAGGCACTCCCCGCGCACCTTATTCTCCATATAGTTATTGAGCCAAACCATCTGAGAGTGGCCAACCGTCTTCTCCTTCAGAATTTTCTTGGTAGTCGCGACAGATATCTTGAATTTCTCCTTTGCGAATTTCTTTTCCTCCTCTTCCTTCTTACTCTTCTTCAGTTTATGGTCCTTCGATAATGGGCTGCCGAAATTCATTCCTACCCATATGTTAGAAAATGAGTGTCCCAAATGACCTCCTCCGTTATGCTGGTATTTGGAACGTCGCAAGCACTTATCAATATGGTATGTTTGTTCAGAGTTCGCTTGTGAATAACTCGTATGTGCTGATTACCGAGTCCTTGACGGGTGGCTCCGACCCTTCCGTCGCCTTGGCCCCGAATTGGGTGGCATTCCCTCTGCCGCCTTCCGGTGATATTACAAGTGTTGCTGCTGGTGCCGGGCTGAGCGGTGGCGGCTCAACGGGTAATGTCACCTTGGCAAATGCGGGAGTGATAGATATAACGGCTGGAAATGGAATTACCAAAAGCGGAACGGTGGCGAATTATACTTTGACAATAACCCCGCCATTCCAAGCCACGTATTACAAGACAACAAATCAGTCTCTATCCGACCCAAATACAGACATAACCTTTGACGGATTGGCGGCGTGGAATAACGTCGGCGGATATATTACGCACACTAACGGGACGTCAGTCTTTACAGTAGTGACGGCGGGTTTATATCAGTTAGAGTGGAATGCGAGTGTGACAGCGAACGGGGCTACTTGGAATACGGCGAATAACAAGGTCATATCTATAGATATAACCCGTTCCCCTTCCGCCGAACAAATCGTTCTATCTCAAACGGCCGTGTGTTCCACGACGCAATCCTATACGCAAAGTTTATCGGCTACGTTTTATCTTGCGGTGGGTGATGTGCTTAACTGCCGGATTCAAGGGACATTTGCTTCGGCCGTCCCCTTCGCTACAGCACTCACAACCACTTATGACTTGAATACTTGGTTCTCTTGGAGGTTTATATCGTGACAGTTTTAATATATATGATGAATTTAGATGTATTCCATCATTTACGCCGACCCTCCGTGGGACTACGCGGGGCGCTCCCAGCACAACAAGGTAGAGGGCAATAAATCCGTGGCCGACCACTATAACACGATGACCCTCGAGCAACTAAAGCAAATGAAGGTGGAAGAGGTCTGTGAGAAGGATTGTTTGCTATTCCTATGGACTTCCAGCCCCCATTTACCCCAAGCCATAGAACTAATGGCCGCGTGGGGCTTCAAATACTCCACCATCGCCTTTGTATGGGATAAACAGAAGACAAACCCTTCATATTACACACTGAGCCAATGTGAAATATGTATAGTTGGTAAGAGGGGTAAGATACCGACGCCCCGAGGGTCGCGCAAGGAGCGGCAATTTATTAGTGAAATGCGGACCCTACACAGCAAAAAGCCCGACGAGGTCCGCAATAGAATCCACCGTATGTTTCCTACCCAGAAGAAACTGGAGATGTTCGCACGAGAGAAAGACGCGAATTTTGATGTCTTTGGTAATCAAGTAGAGGGTTCTATTTCTCTGAAGGGAGTTCCGGCGCCATAGGAACTTCTTGGATTCCTACGGTAGATGTCATACTGCCTTCTGCCCATCGAACCGAGAGATAGACCGCTTTATGACTTGTATAAGAAGGCCGTCGCCTCTTTTTGGGTCAGTGGAGAGGTTCAAGTCCAGCAACGGGATAAGTCCGACTGGGAGAAACTGACCGACAATGAACGCTACTATATTAAGCATATTTTGGCCTTCTTTGCCGGCTCTGACGGGATTGTGGCGGAGAATCTTGCGCTCCGATTCTATGGAGAAAGCCCCTCCGCGGTTGTCAAACTCTTCTATGGGTTCCAAATTGCTATGGAGGGCATTCATAGCGAGGTCTATGCGAATATGATAGACAGTTTCGTAACTGATAGGAGTGAAAAGGATAATCTGTTCAATGCTATCATTAACTACCCAGCCATTAAGAAGAAGGCCGATTGGTGTATCAAGTATATCAAGTCATCCGATGACTTTCGTGTGCGCCTAATAGCGTTCGCGGTGTGTGAGGGCATCTTCTTCAGCGGCGCCTTTTGCTCTATTTTTTGGCTAAAGTCGCGTGGTATATGCCCCGTTCTTGGGTTGGGGAATCAGTTTATAGCCAGAGATGAGGGCCTTCATTGCGACTTTGCGGTGGAATACTATAAGCAGTTTGACCCACTACCCGTCGATACGATTCATCAGATTATCAAAGACGGGGTTAATATTGAGACTGAATTCATTACCGAGGCTCTACCCGTTAGATTGATCGGGATGAATGATGGTATGATGAAGGAATATATTCAGTTCGTCGCGAATCGGTTGGCGGTCCAGTTAGGAACACCCAAGATATACAACGCGCAGAATCCCTTTAGTTTTATGGAAATGATTAGCCTCGAGGGTAAAACGAACTTCTTTGAAAACAAAGTCAGTGAATATGCCTTTATAAGGGAGCGGCCCGACGAAAGGGCCTTCATTCTGACGAGTGATTTTTAGGAATATCTATTTTGAGATCGTCTTGCTTTGGGGGCGTGGTATTTTCCACATCCACCGATACTACTAACGGCTTGCCGCAGCAATTGCTACGAATCCTTTTGTGGTTAATGACGGCTAATATAGAGCCGCCGATGGAAATCGCCAACGCGCACGCAGATATCACCGTATCTTGGTCCATTCTATAGTATAAAGATAGAATAGAATGGCTCAACTAACAGCCGGAGCAGAGAAACAAGCCGAAGGATACTCATTGAGCGACGACGATATTCGGAGACTACTTGGAGGCAATATCAAAATAACCACCTATTCCGATTTAGCCAATGTCAGCAATATTAATGAACTATTTGATAGAAAGGGCCGCGCTATCATCTTCTACCCACAGCAAAACGAGCAATCCGGCCACTGGACGGCCCTTATAAAGGACGGGCGCCAGATTGAGTTCTTTGACCCCTACGGCGAACCCCCAGACGCCCAGAAGGACGGCCTTTCCAAGTCAAAACTCGAGCAGATGCGAATGGAACACCCGGACCTCACCAACCTATTAGAGAATAGTGGGTGCCGCGTCATCTTCAATAAGATTCAACTACAGAAACTGGCCAATGATGTTCAGACGTGCGGCCGGCACTGTGTGTGTCGCCTTCTTTATTACAGACTATCCATACAACGCTATCGGGAAATGATTAAGAGAAGTGGCCTCACACCGGACGAATTTGTGGTTAAGATGACCTATGGCGATTTAGGGAAGTGAAAATTATACATATCTATAATATAGAACCAATGTCCTACTCGTTCAAAAGTGTTGTAGATGGGGGTGCCGATAGCGATTTGATATATTACAACGCGCTACTGACCTCTACTCAGACCTCCGATACGAATAGCGCAGCCCTTACGAATGTCGTAAAGTTCAATGAGACAAGGGATGCGCCGATAGTAAAGGACGCATCACAGTATCTTTTTTCGATTGTTCGGTTTGCTATGAACGGCCCGGGTAAAAATCTGCCCCTATTCATACCGCTTATTCAGACAAACAGCCTTGAGTATCCGGTTCAGAACGATCCTAATCTGACTATCTACAACGTCACCATCGCTTACCAGCGTATGTGGAACTATACCGATACAAATGGCGTGGCTTTGTTCAAGATATTCACCGTCACACCCATATCGAACCCGATTCGGTATATCTCCGAGACGCAAAATATACAAGTCGCGCCCCCTCCCCAAGTGCCAGTGACGGGTATCAAGAAGCAAGACCTCGGCAGCCGCTACTACTGGATTTATACCTACAAGCACTTTGCCGATTTAGTCAATAACGCCCTCTTGTCGGCTATGCGCGACGTTTGGACTGCTTTCAAGACACAGTGGGACGATGACCTCACAATCGCCACCGCCTTTCCCTATCCGACATTTGATGACTGGCTACTGGCCCACGACGCGCCCTTTATTAAGTATAACGAGGAGACCCGCCTTTTCTCAATCTACGGAGACACCCGTGCCTTCAACGTGGCTGGGCAGTTGTCCGCGGTCCCCAACTTCTATGGCCCCAACCCGGTAGGCACAAATATCCCCATACCGGCCTTCACGCCGCCCGTGTATAATCCGGGCGACCCAGCCGCTCCCGGCACTGAGGCCTACCTCCGCCTCTTCTTCAATGGAAACCTCTTCGGACTGCTTTCCAACTTCAATAACACCTACCTTGGGGCCATTGGCTCGGACTCTATTCAGTTTCCCCTCACCCCGGCTCCGATAAAGATAGGCGGTGTTGGCGCGAATATCCCTCCCTACAACTACACGAACGAGATACTCTTCACAAACCAGCAATATACGAATATTCTCAACAACAACCCTCTTCTCCAAGGCCTCAATGCCGTCCCCCCTCCGGCTTACAACCCCTATTTCCTCATTCCCACGGTCCGCCAGAATCTCTACTGGACCGCGACGCAAGACTATCCCTCTACCGGCTCCCTCTGGTCCCCTTGCGCGGCCCTTGTTTTCACCTCCGCGATGATGCCCCTCAGAAAAGAATATACGGCAGCCCCCATTGCCATTGGGTCTGGAAATGTGGGCGGGTCTGTTGGCAGCCCTTCGGCGTTCGAGCCTATTATTTGCGATTTTGTGGTGGATCAAGCCGTGGAGAAGGCCGAGGGGT